TTGGATTTGGGTTTTCAACAATAACATTAAATGCTTGTTCTTTATATAGACTAAAACGATCAATCTTTTCTTCCATTATAGGAATTTCAAAAATACAGTCTTGACAATGAGGAATTTCTTCTTTTTCTAAGTTTGGATCTATAATATTTATAAAAAAACCTCTGTTTTCATGAGACAATAAACGTTTCACACACTGATCTTCTAATGCAAATTTTAATTTTAGAGCTCCCAAACTCATGTTTTCCACACTTTGAAAAACAGAAGCATCAGTATAAATATTTGTGGTACCAAATCTTGCTATAACCCAATTTCCTGGCTTAATAGTCACCCAACCTTTATCCGTGTCTAAGTCAAAAGATTCTTGTTTAATAATATTTGTTATTTCCAATCCACTATCATTTTGATAATTTTTATGAAAATAAATTGGAAAATATTGAGCATTAAAATCTTGATAATTTAATCCAACAAAAGAAAAACCATTTATATCTTTTATTAATACTTTACAATCTTTTAATTTTAATGAATATGGAAAACAATCTTTCATATTGTTTAATACATTAATGTGCTGATAATAATTCATAGAATTTTGTTCAAGTAATTGATTTATCTCTTTTAAGTGCCAATCATATACATCTCCTTGTTTTTGAATAAGTTTCAATGCAATCATAAAAACATAGTAAACCAGACTCATATCAGAACGATTAGTAATAATCATTTTCATTTTAAGTTTTTCTTTCCATATTATTCTATTTTGGGAACGGAAATAATTAAAATCACAAATAGTATCTCCTATATATTTATTATTAATCAATTTTGCTCTAGATATATACCTATGTGAAAATGAATTCCAATTATTCAAATAATCCCTTAAATCTTGCATTGAAAAACATAATTCACATTTTATGTAAAATAATGATGCAATTTCAGAATATTTAAATCCAAGAAATTCCATTTCATGAATTTTTAAATTAGAAATAAAATCTAAACAATGGATATCTAAATTTGTATTAATTTGTTCGAAATACTTTATTATAAAATTTGATTGTTTCTTTTCATTGTATTTTAATACGGTAAATATTGCAATAATTGTCAGTCCCAATGCCCTTTCATATGACATTTCTTTTCCCTTAAAAATATAGGGTCTTAAACGTTTATTTAACGGGTTATCAAATTCCAAAACATGCACTTGATTAATTATAATTTTTGACCTTTGACAAGTTCTCTCTTTTAGCATTATTTGTATAAAATTAATCAATTCTTTTCTTTCGCTAAAAGGTGCCATTATAGCTTTAATTGGTTTATCTGGTTTACTGAGATAATTGTATAAAAAACAAACTCTTTGCCTTAATGGTAAACTTTTAAATTGATTATCCAATTTATCAATGAATCTCATATCATCTTCTATACACCAAGTATAATGTAAACTTTTAATTTCTTTATCAAAAATATGTGGACTATATTTCTTTAATAATAATATATTGATTGGGGTTGTTAATTTTACTGGATTATATAAGAATGGAGATACTGTTGCAACTAATGGGTACTTTTTATTTTTATCATTATACTTTTCAATGGTTTTATATTGGCTTGCTTGTAATAAATTATAAAATATTAACCCTGCAGTATCCCCATTAGAAAATTGTTCCTCTTTAAATATATTTACTGGGGCTTTTTTGCTTTTTTCAAAAACTAAGTTTTGAAACTCTTGTATTGTTAGAATTTCTTCACAAAGAAAATCAACATTTAAACAAGGTTTAGATATAAACTTTGCAATTCTTAATAAAACAGCCAAACGACCTAATTGATTATATGACATTTGAAAGCTTTTTAAAAAATAAAATGACTTTAAATAATCAAGTAAAATTTCTGGTTCCCTAGGCTTATAAAATTGAAAAATGGGATATTCTTCTAAGAATTCTTTACATGAATTTAAATCTATACCAAGATTCTTGATTGTTCTCTTTAATTTGTTACTTTTTGTAGGTATAATATATAGAGGTTTTTTAAATCCTAAAACTCCTTCATATACTTCATCCGCACTAAATTCATCATAAGAATTTAAACACAATAAGTTTAAATAATTCATTGCATTCCTTTCATATTTAAATAATCTTAAATTATTACAGTCTCCAGTGTTTATAAAATATAATAAAGGATGACATTCAGATAACCCAAATGCTTCTACAGGTTTGTCAAAAAGTCTCATATTTTTATCAAAATTCCTCTGATTGGGCAATAGAGAATATAAATTAGCTAACTGCCAATTATGAATTTTCAAAAAAATTAAAGATTCTGCCATTGTACAGCCAACCCTTACCAATTCTCCAACTCTAGAATTTACAGACGCTGAATCAGTTTGAAAACCTTGGCCTGTTAATGCTGTAGAAATTTCTTTTGTTTTTTTAATAATAGGATATGTCATATGACCATTGAATGAGTATAAAGAAACAAATTCACAATAAAACGAAGAAACTGTGGTTTTCTTTTCTGAATCTGTAATACTGCCTAATCTCATGTACTTAGTCATAGAAGTTTTAATATCAAACAATTGATTTCTTAAACATGAAATACCTATTAAATAATCATCACTGTGTTCAAGATGAGAAACTAAAACATTACCAAATTTTTCTTCTATTATATTTTTTATAGCTTCATAAATTATAGATGCTTTTAAAGAAGATAAATAATTAAAAACCCC